AAAAAGTTCTGTAATCGAGTGCATTGAACAAGCATCAAAGAAATTCACGTTCAAGTCATTCATACGCATCCATGCTCGATTCATATCCTGTTTCATGCTGACACCAAACCTTTCATTCCACGTCCACCGTCCTCTTCGGGCATGTAGATCACCTTATGATCACGAGTCCTCATAGCATTGACGGTTCTTGAGTTTATCCACTCTGCTGGTCCAAGATGGGTTGCTTCGAGACTAGGATCAACCCAAGTCTCGAAGCCCATCTTATATGCTTTGCAGAAGAAGTAGAAGTCCTCAGTCCCAGGACCATCACGTCCAAAAGCATCACCGAGATCTTGCTCTAACTTCTTCAAAAGGGAAACCTTCAGCATGGATATTCCCATACCAGTAGCAGACACACGAAACGGTTCTTTTGGGAAAGGCTCAATAAGTTGAGGTGTTCCTTGTCCCCAAATAAGATCTTCATACCGATAGACCATCGGAAGATACTTATAACCTCGTTGGTAGCAAAATCCACTCGCAGCTACAACATGCTCATTCTTATCAAAGAGTGGAAGAAGCCGCTCTACAGTGCTATCTGGTATAAGTGTGTCATCATCAATAAACAGGATATAATCACAATCTCTAGCGAAAGCATCTTGCACAATTATTTCTCTTGCACGGTCTATAGCGCAACGATTCACGCAGTTTAAGAAGATCTTATCGTACTTACGTGCTAGCTTTCCGATAAGCGTTCCAGTGAAGAGAAAAAACTGCCAGCTTACGTTATCCAGCATTGGGATACCGAGCATTAGTTTCATGCACAAACTCCCTTCTTACACAGCCACAAACTCCCTTCTTACACAGCTAAGCAATGAATCCAACCACCTGCAGCCGTCGTTCCACCAGTAGTAGCGCTAGACGCAATATCCACAGCGAGTTGAACTCGACCGATCATTTGATTACTGATACTGTCTACTGTCACTGACTGCTGAGCACCACCAACAAGGTACTCCACAGCGTTTGCTGGAAAGAAATTAACACCAGCAGCGATACTCGTCTTGCCAATAGACATGGCAATGGAGCCATAGTATCCGTCAATCTCAATCCAACCAAAGCCGAGAGCTGGAATAGCTTCCATAGCAATTCCTGCCATAGTGTTGAGATCAGCCGTCGCAGGATCACCAACTGCCTTGTGGTAACTCGCTCCTTGCGAAATCCTGTAGCAGACTGCCTGACCAGCAGTCAAAGCTGCAGATTCCAAGTTCTTCACCCATCGATAAAATCGATCACCCTCTTGTCGCAGAACCCCAACACCTTCAGCATCTCCTTGAGCGGCTGTTTTGACATCAGTAAGTTCTGTACGAAAAAGAGTCTTAAATCCCTGTTCCGCATTATCTGCCATTGTCAAATTCTCCTATACGTTAGTCCATTTAATGCGAGTATTGAACCTTGGATTGTATCCGAGATTCTGAATTGCACTCACAATGTAAGCCACACGGTCTAACTGACGTTCTGGACTGGTCCATGGAGTCAGTTCGAACCATGCAGACGGATCATACACAACATCAAAGTACGCTGAGTTCAGCATGAGCATCTCAGACGCCGTCATGCTATCGCTCCAAGTGAGCGGCTTGCCTTTGAAGCGTAGCACATCGTAACCAAGGTCTGCCAGCTTTGTTGTCTCATCTTTGATGAGCTGCTCTTTTGCCACGGCAAACTGCTCATAAATCTCAAAAATTGCCTGCGTTGTAAGAATCACGTCCGGGTTTGAAAGTTGACGTCCTGCCGTGTTATAAGCGTTCGTCATGTCTGAAAGAAGCGTAAGCTGTGCCGGACCAGCCTTGATCCCATTGACTCTCGCAACACCAGCAACGGCTGTGTAGTCTTCATTTCTCCACCAAGCGTTCGTGGTACGATCAATACCACCGTAAGTAGAACTGTTGGTAAAGTAGTTCACTGCCGACAGGTCTGGAATGTAGTCGAAAATACTCAGTGGTTCCTTTCCTCCTGCATGAATCACTTCAGCCATGAAGACACTCTCATACTTGGCTACTAGTGCCTCTCTTGCAGCGTCCATACGACGCGTTACATAATCTTTAATTTTTGTCGGTCCTGCGTTTTGCTGATCATCGACAAACGTTCGAGTAATAGGTACTCCAACATACGCCCAAGTCCAAAACGCAACTGTCTCTAACTGTTCTTCGGTCACAGGAAGCACATCACCCTTGCCGAAAGCAAAGGCAGTCTTCTGACCGTACTTCACCGTTCTCTCGATGAATCTCGATCCTACCTGCTCCTTGAAGCAACCCTTCAACTTGAGAAGAGCCGTGATTGGAATCGCATCCACGATGTTATCGATTGCTTCTGGTCGTATCTCGTACCAGGTAGACGTAAACTCATCATCAAGAGTTTCTGTCAAAGTAGGTAATGCCATGTTTGAATACTCCTATACTAAAAAATTACCGTCTCTTGTACACATCATTTATCATCTCTGCAAAGCCTTGTCTTCCTCGACGCGGCTCTGTAGTTCTTGTAGAGCTAGATCGTGTGTTCAGTACATTAAACGGACGTTCTGACTCTGGCTTCTCTGCTGGGAATCCATGCTTCTTTACTTTCGCCAGAAGATAAAGATCCTCAACAGAAAGGCCCTTTTCATTAAGTGTCACCATATCATCTTTGTATGACTCGAAATCTGTGTGCTTCGCTATTGCAGCAGCAATCTCAGATTGTGTCTTAGAGATCGAGGCATTCTCAATCTCAATCTCACGTTCTCTCTTGAGACTCTCCAACTCTTTCTGAATGGGACCGACAGCAGACTGTACTCCCTGAGCTATCATATTTGGAAGGGCCTTTCCAAGGTTCTCTATAAGAGCAGCTTGAGAAAGATCTTCTCGCTCAGTAGGTGAGCTAACAGTCTTCAAGAACTCATCAAGGGGATCCACCTCTGGTTCGAGTTCTGATTTCTTCCCTACGACCACAGATTCTCCAGCAGCCTTTAGACGCAAAAGTGCTTGCACGTCTGGGTCCGAAAGAACCGCCGTACTTGTAGCATGATCTGCCATCAGTTTCTGCATTTGTTTTTGTATCTCAACAAGCTGCAGGTTTGGTTGTGCATTTGTCTCTGTAGCATTGCTATCAGTAGACCCACTTTTTGTCTCTTTCATCTGATCCAACATTCTAGTTTCCTTTCACAGTAGTTAATTCAACCGCATTTGCGGCTTTTATGATCCTAGATGCAACCACAGCATCAGCAAGCATCTGCTTGTGTTGCTGTTTTGATCTATTAAAACCCTCAGCGATTTTGTTTCGCTGAACTCTATAAAGATTTGTAATTGCTCTTTGTGCTTCATGAACGTCTTGCGGCATCGGAAATCCTACGAATTTTACATCGTACTTTCCACCCTTTCTTGTAACGAGAATCTCGTAATCGTTCACGCTCGGTTCGAGTGTTTGTTCTTTTTGATCCACACACGTCTCCTTTCTTCTATAATAACGCACCACTAGATACTTTGTTTTCTCTACAATACTTTGTTAGCTCTTTGCGACTATTGAAAGTCATAGGTTCATCTGCAATGTGCTCAAGTGTAAGAGGCTTCCAGATGTCCAAAAAGGTTTTGTTTTGTCTAATAGGACGAATCATTCGCTCTCCACAAGAGCAAATAACCGAGTTACGGTCCTTTATTCTATTAAACTCATCACGTTCCTTGAGGCATTTGGGACATTGGTAGTGATAAAGCGGCATTTTGTGCCTCCTTTTCTGTTATAAAGAGCCGATTGATCTCGACATCATTATACACTCGCGACAAATACCTACGCAACTCGATCTGATTCACAGAAGGATCTGTACGAAGTGTAAGATACAAATTCATTGCCTCAAGTCTGCGTGCTGTAGGCTCCAGGATAGTTGAGAGACCAAAAGCGACCTCATAACTATACTCAGCCTCTATCTCCTCTCCTGTGAATCTGGGCCACTCATTTTGAGCAACCTGGAACACACGAGGAGTTTTCCAGAAGGTAAAAATCACCTGATTAAGGAACCTAATTGTGTCTTGCCACATTCTGGAAACTGCTGCCTGACGGAATCCCATCCTTCTATCAGAGGAGATCTGAACAGAGGAAGCCTCAGTTGCAGTTCTTCGAGACGATGTGTCATACTCGCCAAGCTGATTAGGAGACATACCGACAGCAGATCTTGCGTTCCTAGAGACAAAAACAGAATCTTGATAGACAGACACGTTGTTACTCTGAGGCATGATCTGAATTGCATCTCGTACATTTATTCCATCTTGCAACTCTGCAGCAATGGCGACGGTGGCAGATAAGGCTCTTGTCTTCTCAGTCTCTGTCATAGCTCCATGCTGTATCAGATATTTGAGAACATTTGCTCTACGCTGTTTAGCTGCTTGGATAGCAATGTCAGCTTGCTCAGCTTGATGAAACCTAATGTACTCTGCTTGTGGAGTACCCCAGAAGGATCTAGGATGCCGTACCAGTGCCAGACTCTTAAATGGTAGTCCGTCTACTTGAAGAAGATCTTCTGTCTTACGATGGATCTTAGTGTCAGAGACTACAATGATCTCACCTGTCACTCTATTATGAATCTCCCAAAGCTCCACAAACTCAACATTATTAGTACTGTCTCTGGATGAATACGTAGAGCTCCTTTGCAGAGTCTTTGTTCTCTTCATCACACCTTTGTAAGAATCCATGACGTCTTTCATAGACACCGTCGGTTGTAGATCTTTTGTATCTGTGTACTTGACATCTGCTTTGAGCAAGTCAACATGACGTATGACCCTGTGTGCTGCCCACGGAGACCAGAAAAGGTACACAGTTCCCCAAGGAACAACAAAATCATGAGGCAGAACTGGAGCTACCCAAGGCATACCAGGACGAGCTGGACCATACTCAAGACGCTTTCCCCTCTTGGAGAATTGTGTCAGTGTCATGCCAACAGGATCATCATAAGTTCCAAGATCGAAGGCTTCATCAAAGCCCCACTCAGAATCATAACCAATCTTCAAGATCCCTCTGGGCCACAAGTACGCATGGAGAATCACATCTTGCATGATCTCTGCCATGTTGAGCTCACTTATGAGCCAATTGTCTATCGCTTGAACGATGGAGTAAGAGTTAAGTGACCTTGGATCCCGAACGGATGGTGACACAGATATCGCAGGATTACCGACACCAAGTCTGGCAACAATAGCGTCAGCCATCTCCATCTGAATGTTTGGACCAAACTCAGCACCAGAGTTCTTCAAGTTAGCGTACATGGCCTCTAACATGAACCAGTTGTTCTCTAGTCCATAAGTCCTTCGGAAGTCCAGAGCCTCAGTGATGCGTTCATTCCAAGCATCAGCAGTGTCTTTGTATTTTATCATGTTTTTCTTGGTCCTATGGTGTTACTCTCTTTGACAGTACCAAAGGATTGAATTGACTGTCCGTACTGTCCAACGAGCACATCTTTTAAGAATGGTGAGTATTCTAAAAGAGGAACAGTATAAGGAATCATCGGAACTCCTACAGATTCAAAATCAATTGCTTCTCCATTAAGGATTCTAAACTCGTCAACATACAATTCTCCTTCTAGTGTGAATCCAATACTTGCGTCAGAAGTCAAAGAAGGACAACCACCAAAAGTCTGTTCTGACGCAACGACAACTCCATCAAGCCAAAGCTTCAACAGTCCTTTTGATCTTGTGATAGCTGCATGATGAAACGTATCTTTTGATACGGATAAGACAAAAGCAGAAGTTCCTATGCTAACATAATTTCCTTCACCACTTCTTATTTGGAATCCGAAAATATCACTACTAGAACTGATGTTATAATAAAAGAATGCAATCAGATTATCATCGTCATTCCGCTGTCGATATAAAGAGTGAAACATTCCATAAGTTGTATAACAAAAGAAGCTCTCAATAGTGAAGTCTCTGTAGAGCAAAAAGTCTTCACTATTAGGAATGACAACGGACGATCCTGCAGGGATATGAAGAGAGTGAGTTCCGAGAGACTTAATGTCTTCAGAGAACGTTAGATCATCATTTTGATCTATGACTTCATGCCTCTCCATCTCGTCGCTAAGATCACTATCAAAGTGATTAAGAAGGACTGTGTAATAACTATAGCTCATATCCTGCCTCAGCCATTCCTCAGAGAGGATTAAAAAATCCTCAAGGTCAACTCTGTTATCTCTATTCAGGTCTGATCTCAAGTACCCGAAGGACACACAGACGGAAAGTAAAACAAGAGAACAAGAGAGAAAAAAAGTTCTATCTTGGATCATTGATTACACTCTCCACGACGTAGTAGCTCTTATCATCTCCGACCAATCCTGTGTTTGAGTCTCGAATATATGCTACCAGGCGTCGGGCTGCTAGGTATAGCGGTATTAAGAGCGGTATCGACTTCGGCGTTTATATTAGCCATAGCATCCTTAGTTTCTGTAAAGTTTGCAGTTCCCGTACTAGTGTAAGTGCAATTTCTCAAAACTACCGTGCTTTTGAGGCTTGCAGCCACATCAACCTGCCCGTTAAAAGTAATATCATTAAACAGTAAGAGTCCGCCAGCTTGATACCCCGATGCGTTTGCGGCTACGTATAGACCCTTAGTGCAGCCAGTGACATAACCATTTCGAAATTGGCCGGTTACATCACCGTGACAATATATTCCAACATTGTCGGTATGTGATGTATCAAAAAAGAAATTCTCGATAATCACGTGTGACCCTTGGGTAGCTGCGACAATTTCACCAGCGACTTTCCTTGCCGTCACATTCCGAAGTTTCAATTCGCCACGCTCGTGAGATGTGATTGCCTGATCCGAAGTATCCCAACCCATATTGTTTATATCAACGCCGTCAATTTCAATCGATCCAGATCCGTGGACATTCAAACCATCAGAGGCACAATGTTCTATTCTTACACCAGACCCTTCTATTCGCCCACCATAGGAGGCATACAGTGCATTGTTTAAGCAGAACTGGTGTATTGTGTTTTTCACTATAATTTTGCCGCCCTTATCGGCGGTAACAGTCCCCCATATCGCCATGTTCTCAATTTCCAAAACATTACCACCAGTAACCGTTATCACACTGGCCTCGGTGGAACGGATAATATCACCACCATTGGTAAAATATGTACCACGCCCGCCAGGGAGATGGACAAGCATAATGGTTCCAGTGTACCAAAACGTCGCTTCGGTCGAATTGCAATTAGCGGCACTGCTCGCGTATTGCAAATTACACATCCCCCCATCGACATCCGCTTGATTCAGCAGTTCAGTGTTGCGCACAATTATATTATAGGCGGCGGAATAAGTATTTGTAGTGGTATATTGATAGCAGTTTTCATAAGTGCCTGATTCACTCCATCCGGCATTCAGATAAGCCGCAGTTCCGGCAAACAGGATAGGATAGTTGTCAATGTCCAGTTCACCTGTAGTCTGGTATCCTGTCAGGCGTATATGCACAGGATTATCTTCGTCTGTTAAAGTTATTACCCCTGTTGTACTACTCCCAGGCAAAGATGCAGCGGCACGTAGTACAACTAACGTACCACCCCCCGCAGTAACCATTTTCGGAATGGCTGTGGCAAATTGCCGCCATGCGGTGGCAATCGTCAAACCATCGTTAGCGTCGGTTCCGTTCATGACATCTATGTAGTATGTTCGCGTCTTTTGGGGGTTCTTATCCAGTATAAAAGCCCCAACAAATCCGGTAGGATTTTGCCCATCAACGGCTAATGTGCAGAATACCGCGTAAGTCTTTCCGCGTACAAACCCGTTGGCGGTTGTTGCGGCTACCGCCAATTCATAACAGCCGGCCGGATAATCTGCATGAGAAATCAACGCCGGTGTTGGTGATAATGTCGGGGCGGTGGAAATTGTCGCTCCAGCCTCACGAACATCAGCCGCTGGAGTTGCCCCATCATCACCTGATCCGGCTGCCGTATTCGCCGCGAACCAGAAATACAGGGTATCCCCCACATTAGCGACTTGATAGTTCATATTTCCATTAAGCATTTTTGTACTCCTATTTTTATGGAGTTGCCTTTGAGCATAACCAGTTAATTCCTTTTGTCCTTATCCGATCCCCATACCGTGGCCATAACATCCGAAGGCTTCAGGATACTGTCGCCGGATATATGGCCTTCCAATTCTTTTAGGATGTTTCTCTGTTCAGTCTGTAACTCCACGATGTTCTTTTGCATGGTGTTAATAAACCCTTCCAATCATTGCAATCGACGGAGCCTCTCCAGCGCTAGCTCCAAGAGCATTGTACACGTGAGCACGAATGTATCTCAAACCAACAAGGTCTGCGAGAGCACGTGCTGCGCGATTATCACCACTATCAAGGATTTCAAAGTCTCCTTCGTAGGATCCAAAAGAATCAACAAGGGTGTCGATCCACAGACCGTTCGTCACTCCCTCAACTGGCATGGTTCCGACTGTCCCAAGGAGCTTGGCGATCATTATTGGAGGGCTTGGTGTTCCATCAGGACTGATATCTGCATACCCAACAAGCTCAATGCTTGCAGTATCCCCATCCGCTGGATTCTGTCCACCATACGGAGCAGAATAGAAAGCTAAGTGAATTTGAGACCCAGAGTTTAGAAAAAGAGATTGTAGATCAATCAAGTTCCCTGCTGCATTTTGTGTTGCAAAATCCCATCCAGTAGAAAAATCCGCTGCGACTGCGGAGTGTTCTGGTGCAGCCGCCTGCAGAGTTCTCCAGCCGATCATGGGAGTTCCTATTGCAATGGTGTTTCTAACTGCCTGTCCGCTTGCTGTCATTATTTTACTCCTTCGTAAGGATCTTTGTTATTTTTGTATCGACCTTATTCAGATCGTCTTTTATATCAACCAATGAGGCATCTATGCGCATTATGCACTCAATGAAAACTGTTTTGTCCAGTTTTGTCACCTTAATCTCCTCGACATCACTGGCTAGATTCTCTGCCTGCTTGTGATCTTTACCCCAAGAGATAAGGACTACTATGACAACTAAAAGCACTTGGATCCAATTCTTCATGAAAGATACAAAGTTATTTTCCATCATAAATCCAATAAAATTAGTGATTAAAAACACACTGGCCTAGACCAGTACCGATGACAAAAGAGTTTGTGAATAAAGGTGCACCCCTGTCATCTTCAAGACTTATGAGAGACACGTCTCTTTGAGTCTGACCCATCACATCCCAAGGGAAGCCAACACCACGATCTGAGCGATCCAAGATACTCTGAAGTGCCCAAGCTCCGGTTCGTCTGGATGGTTGAGATGATGCATAGGACTCTGCCTCGAACCTCTCAGCATGACGCCAGTATTGGAGTTGATACGCGAGAGCGTCTATCAAGTCATCATGCTTACCATGAGGAAATGCTACAAATTCTTGCCTCAGATGATTCATCTCTTGTTTGATGAATAATCTTCTTGCCTGAACAAGAGGCTCAAGACCTTTTATTCTTGCTGTCTTGCGAACATGAGATCCCTTAAGTTCCTCGATTGTGAAATAGATTCCACGTACTCTTTGAATCTCCTCAACCCACCACTTGAGCGTACTTTGGTATCCAACAGACTCAATACCAACAATGAGAGGCTTGAACCTACGAACATGGTCAAAAATTGCTTCAACTGTGGCTCCAGGATGACATCTATCTCTGAAATAATCAAGCACAAAGATAAAGCCATTTGCTGCCATTCCTGTTGTCACCACAGTATTGTAGTCTGATTCGAGGTTCACCTTTCCTTCTTTTGGAGGTGGTGCAAGATCAACTGTAGTGAACACGATAAGCTGCTGTGGAGCCGCTTCGTATGTCAGTATATTTGCATCAGAGAACAAACAATCACTTGAGTTGAGCGGATCACTCATCATGAGTGCCTGGAACATATAAGCACCGACAGTATTATATATCTCGCTCAAGGCTTGCTCGCCAAAACGCTCTGGATAAACTAGTGCTCCATCCGCACTTGACTCGTTTTGATTATTTTCACGAGCCGCACGCTGCATGAATATATACTCTGGTTCACTTTCTTTTATGTGAGAGAGCAAATCATGTTCTCGCCAACGAGTTCCAACAACGATTCTTTGACTTTTAGTGAAGTCATTCATGATAAAGTGAAGTGCTCGATGAAGACCTATGGCCTTCGCTACTTGCTCGCGAGATGGTTCATAAACTGTTTCACTCATTTGATCATACTCAGGAGCGACCGTATCATCCTCAACAATGAGGTCCACGTGACGACTAGTTACACTTGTACCAACACCAGCAGCACTGAAGGTAGAATCTGCGAGTGGAACGGAACGTGGAAGTGTTATGGCCTCTGCACTTACTTGACAGTTTGAATCTATCATTCGTTCCGGAAAAAGTCGAGCCAGAAGATCATTCGTCCGTAGGAGTGAACGAATTGCGGTGAGCTTTTTTGTTGCATTTGTGAAGGTATTCTGCACGATCATGCAGGTGAAATTTGGATCAAGCATCGCTCTCCACACAGGATAATAGATTGAGCAAATCTGAGACTTCAACCATCCACGAGGTAGAATGATGGCTGCACGTCTGGCAGTCACATAGTCCGATATGAGGTCACAAAGAGGCTTATGAACGGAATCTGTGAGCCAAGACTCGTGGAATTGGTATTCAAAGACATACTTGCATGCAAAGTAGAAGCTACGTTTGAAGCGATTTCTAATCTGTTCAGTTATGTTTGGATCAAAATCTATCACGAAACTTATGCTTCTTTCTTTGTAAGTTCGATTGGCTCATTTGGGAAACAGGATTTGTTTGCTTCGAGGAGTCTTGCTAATCCAGCTTCGTCTAGAACAATGCTTGCTGAGACGTTCTCACGTCTCTCTACTCGTGCAAAACCCGTCCGATCTAAGATGTCCATTGCGGCCTTCTGCTTGATCTTCTCGTCTTCTGAGTCTAAGAGGCTCACCTGAGTCTTTGCTGCTTTTCCAGATGCTGCGTCTAGCTCGATACGAGCATTTGTTTCACGGGTGAAGGCCACCTCATCTTGACGTGAAGCTCTCTCTTCTCTGCGACGTGATAGTTCGTGTTGTGCTGCTGGGGATCTGAGGATTCTGAAGATTGATTTTCTGTCCATCCCTAGTGATGTGGCTATGTCTACTGGACACACACCATCGAGAGTCATCTCAAGTATCCTGTGGTGTCTGTCTTGGAGCCGTTGAAGACTCTTATTATGTGATATGATGGTTGGCCTAATGTCCATTTGTGTCATGGGATTAAAACCTTTGAAGAATTAAAACCTTTCTATCAGAGATGGTAACGTGGGATGGGATAGGTCTGTTTTCTGGTAGGCCCATATTTGAATTTTTTGAAAAATGCTGAGAAAACCATAGGACCCATATATTATGAGGGGCCGGTGGGGGGAGGGGTATGGCGGTCTCATCATTATCACCATCGATGCCGCTGCAATAGAAGGCGACTTCCGCGATCAGTGACCTTGGGCCGCCCAAAATAGGGCTGTTGCTTGATTAATTAACATGAAGCGTTTGTTTGTCATACAACACAAGATCACCACGTGACGCAAGATCACCACGTGACACTGCTCTTGTTGCATACTTAACAAACCTAATTGGTTTGTTGCTCATACAACAGCGTAGCAAAAACAAGTGAGCATTTTGCTCATGGTGCAGCTATGGCACAAGTTTTGTGTGGACGGTCCATGAAAATATATTGTAAAATTATATTATTTTACCCTTGACAACGCTGCCTTGTGTGCTATAATTAGGTATAGTTAAGTGGTTTTTATGTTTTGACATCACATTTTACGAAAGGACATTTTATCATGGAAAGTAAGAAAAACACAAACGGGATCACCACTACAGCACAAGCAGCAGTGTTGATTGAAACAATCGAACCAGTGCTCACGCCATTGGACCTGGATCGTTATGGTACAGTTACCACAAAGGCAGAGGCGATCAAAGCAGCTCTCGCAGCAGGCAAAACACAAGCTGAGGCCGAGGCCATTGCAGACTCGCAGTTTACTGTCCAAGTGCCAGACCTTGCGATGGATGTCGATACGATCATCGCGAGCTTTGTCTGGTGTTATGGTTTTGTAGACGATCCAAAAAAAGGAACCGCAACGGACCAATTTTGGCTCAAGTGCCAGAAGCATTTGTGCGACAAGCTCCGGGCGGACCAGAAGCGGACTCCCAGAGCAGGGATTGCAATGACGCCAGAGCAGCAGATGATAGCGGATAAATTAAGCAGGTTATCACCGGAAAGGCGGGCAGAATTTATCAGCCTCTTGAATGCAATATAAGTACTGCAGAGAGGATCAGCAGCGTAAAGCAGGAGGCACAAACACTAAAGCCGGTGCGGGATAACCATAATTGGTCCATTACCGGCTTTGTGTTGTGCCAAATTCGGGCCTACGCAGGCCAAGGCAAGGCCACAGGGCCATTATAACACTAATGGCCCCATTACCTTGCCAAAACGCTTGACGGGCCTCGTCAACACAAAACATTACGTGTTAAGTAAAGATGCATAATAGAAAGGAAACTAGAATCATGTCAACTGCGATGGAATTCAAAAAAGCCGTTTATAAAACTATTACCAAAGAGGTTTTACGTCTGCTTCGTAAAGGCTGGACATTTTACAGAACTCCGTCAGAGCTACATCGCAAGCCGATAGGTATTCTCATATCCCCCAAGCTCACTCCAGGTCAATGGATTGAACATCAGATCGCAGTTACTGAATATGATGTTCTCAATGTAGCTTTTCAAGACACTCTTCACTCTCTTTACGATAGTGGTCTGGAGTTTCTCGAACAGAGCAGATAGTGAAATCTTAGAACAGAAAGGACATTTTATCATGACCGATTGGATAGGAAAACTGGTTGTTATCAATAATAATCCATCAACAAGACAACTAGATGATCAGATTGGTAAATCCGGCGTTATTATAGATGTCCTAGTTTTGAAAAATAGAGTGTCTTCATGGATGATACGAATCAATGGTAATGATTATATTGCTGACTCTGTAAGTGATTTTCAAATTAAGCAATAGAAAGGACATCATATCATGAGTAAGAGAAAGACAGAACCAGAGAAGTTCTTTAATGACCTCAGAGAGCTAGGCTTCATCACAGTTGATAACTTCTCAGCCCATCGAAACATAGAGTCTCATCACTATCGCGACGCAGATGGAACACACTATCTGCCCTTCAAGATCCATCTCGTGAACTTCCAAGGGACCGACACGATCAAAGGAAGCCTTGGGTGTGTCTGTATGTATTATGTCGGACACACCAGACGAAAGAACCATCGTACCTCGGAAATCTCTGAGATTCTGAAGCATGTCATCGTCCCATCATCCTCTGATCAAGCCCTTGCAGAACTCCAGTCATGGCTTAAAGCCTCGGAAGAGACAATTAAGACTTGGACAATCATTCTGTGACAAATCAAAACACTCTAGCAATAGAAAGGACATTTTATCATGACAGAGGAAAGACAGAAAACGAAGTTATTCCGTGTCTTTGAGGTTCACAAGGCAGGAATGGGTGAAGGATTGGATCATATAGTTGAAGTTTGTGGAATACCATCAGAGGAAAAAGGAGAGCAAGGTTCACTCACAGAATGGACTTTCACAGACGAAATCATAATCAAGGCACTTCGTGAAGCCCTAGGGATACCCATTGATGCTGAAATAGAATGGGAAGATGAGTACAAAGGATACATATCAGATGCTACGACTGATGAGTTCATACTACGATTCACGTGTGTTGCTCTGATCATCAGACCCTAGCACCTCACAAAAGTTCAGATCAAGAGATCATCAGACCATCAGACCATCAGACTGACTTTTAGACTGACGGACTACACTGCGGACTACGTGGACCGAGTAGTTTGACCACTTCGTAACCACTTCGCGGACGTTCCTCGATCCCCTGCCCGCCATAAGTGCTTGTAAAATAAGCACTCCCTAGACTACCGACACGAGTAGTTAGTAATCCTAGAGTGCCCAAACCCGCTGGACCACTTCCCCTCGCGTGAGAAGTCGAAAGTTTAGTAAATATATATAATCTATATATATTATATAAACACTTAATACACTCAGTCCAGTAGTCCAGACCTTCGCACTCTAGAACGGCGAACTGCTCGTGTCAGTAGTCCATCGAACCTTTGTAAAATAAGCACTTACAGCGGGCAGCCATTGTTAGAACGTCGGAGAAGTGGTCCGAGAAGTAGTTCATAAAACCCCTATTTTCCAAGTGGAAGGAGCCATCATCATGACAGAAGATGTTATTCAAGTTATCAAAATAGAGGACCAGGACGGATCAGAAGACTGGGATGGATCAAATGCTTCATGGTGGAGCAGCATCATATCACTCCTCATCATCAGATTCTTTTAAGAAAGAAGGTAAAGGCATGAAAGTAGGAGATGTTGTTCAAGTTATCAAAATAAACACAGAGGATCCGCAAGATCGAACATACAGGCTAAGATATCTGACTCAGTATGGAAGAATCACAGAGATAGAAGAACCATTTCGCATTGGAGGACTCGTATTTCCAATCCAATAGTCCCACATCACGTTTGATGATAAGTCTCTTAAGACTGATATGTTTGAAGCAGATGAAATTCAGATGAAATTGTGCTCATAGTTCGTTTAACGAACTAGGACAGCTTAAGGCAGCCAATAATGGGCCGCCCATAAAACACAACTGGACTGAAAAACGTTATAACTTACACAACCAGACTACTACTGGAATCAGAAAGGACATCATATCATGAATATCGGAGACTTAGCTTGTATCACCAAAATAACTCACCAGAGCTTTCCATTAGATCCAGATCGAGAGAATAAGCTGATCGGACGTGTAGGAGAGATAACACACTTGTACCGTCATGGAAGAGTCTGCAAGTTGAAGTTCCCAGACGGATCGACTTACGCAGCACTTTCAGAGGAAGTAAGATTGGAGAAGAAATCATGAGTGAGAGTGAAGTGAAAGCAAGCAGTTAGGAAGTTCTGAAAGCTGCCTGTCGCAGAGTGAAAGAAGACCAGAGAAACCTAAATGAAGAAGAGCTTCTTGATATCCTTTTCATCACCACAACTGCAGTGAAAATCCACGGAGAGCAAATTGATGATCTCTCTCAACGCATAAAAACACTTGAATCCCTAATGGAGATTAAGAAATGATGGAACTAGACGAACGTATCATAACTCAGAACGAGAGACCAGAACCCATGATTCATCACAACGAGGTCTCTCATCTCAGCGAAGACGAGCTCTTGTCGCTTCATGAGATCCTCTCAGGTCGAGGCTCG